TTGCCACAATGGTGCAGGCGTTCAAGCAGGCCATGAACGAAACGGGCGGCATGGGAGGCCGGAGCATTACAGTCGTGATGCAGGTCGATAAGCGCGAGTTTGCCCGTGCGGTATATCAGGCGAACAACGACGAGACGCAGCGCGTTGGCGTTCGTCTGGCGGGGGTGAGAAAATGACAAGCGTATTGAGTCTTGATGGGAAAGCGTATCCGAATCTGCACGTCGTGAGTCTGAAACGTTCGTTTTCCGTGCTCGACGGCGACAATGCCGGGCGCGTGATGACCGGCGCAATGACGCGCGACATCATCGGCACCTATTACAATTACAGCCTGGAAATTGATTCAGTGACATCGAACCCCGAGGAATACGACGAGTTTTATGAAACGATCTCCGCACCGGCAGACAGCCACGTACTGACAGTCCCCTATGCGCAGATGACCATGACGTTCGACGCGTATGTTGCAAATGGCGACGACGAGCTGGCGTCCAGCTATGCCGGGAAAAACAGCTGGCAGAACCTGACCGTCAATTTCGTTGCCATGAAACCGAAGAGGACCCCGGCATGAGCGTAAGAGTGGTATATGAAGACGTCGCGGTCGGCGCAGCAGATGCGTCGACGGTAACGACGACGGCGAAGAAAGACTTTGCGAACCCTGCCCTGCTCCCCTACGGCACGGACGCCGGGCTGCTGGCGTCCTGCGAGCAGAACCAGTGGGTCCTAGACGGGACGCGCGGCCTGCTCGGGAGCAAACGGGCCGCGTTCTGGTCTGCGGAGCAGAGCAAAGACGACTGTACCTTCGATGCAGCGCCGACGATCACGATTTCCCTAAACGGCCAGTTCTCGTCCCCGGGCATTTTCTTCTACTTCGACGGCTCGGAGGGCGACTATTGCAGTGAGATCGTCCTGACGTGGTACAACGGCGAAGAACAGCTTGCGACCAGGACCTTCGCGCCGAACTCGTACAAGTATTTCTGCGAGCAACAGGTTGACTTGTACAACAAGCTTGTTGTGCAGATCAATAAGACCCACCTGCCGAACCACTACGCGAAGATCTCGCAGATCTTCTTCGGCATCGTCCGGGAATTCGAGCGGGGAGAGCTGCGCTCCGTCCGGGTCACGGAGGGCCTGAACATCATTTCTGACGATCTGGAGATCAACACGCTCGACTTCTCGCTGGACAGCGCGGACGATATCGACTACGTCTTCCAGCAGAAGCAGCCCGTCAGCGCGTATGACTCAGACCACCTGATCGGCGTGTTTTATATCGAATCGTCCTCCCGGAAAAGCGTGAGCGTCTATGATATTTCCTGCATCGACGCCCTCGGCGTCATGGACAGCGAGCCGTTCGCGGCTGCGATCTATTCCGGCGCGTCTGCGAAGACGCTGATCCAGACGATCCTCGCCGGGCACTTTACGCTGGAATACGACTCTTCGCTGGATGACGCAAAGGTCACGGGCTACATCCCGGACTGCACGAAGCGCGAGGCGCTGCAGCAGATCGCATTTGCCATCTGCGCCACCATCGACACCAGCGGGACGCGCGGGATCAAGGTGCGAAAGCTCGCGTCGGACGAGGCGGCGGAGATCCCGCTTGACCGGCTCTATACCGGCGGCAGCGTAGAAACGTCTTCCCCGGTGACGGAGGTGCGTGTGACGGCGCATGCGTACAAAACGACCGGCAGCGGCGACAGCGTGGAGGTCGACGGCACGACGTATTACCACACGACCACCGTCACGACGAAGGCCAATCCGAAGGTCACGGCCACGACGAAGCCAAACGTCGTTGAGGTCAGGGACGCCACGCTGGTCAACAGCAGCAACGTCGCCGCGGTCACCCAGCACGTCTACGACTATTACATGCGCCGTCAGACCCACAGCGTGCGGATCGTCATGGACGGCGAGACCCCCGGCGATTACGTCAAAACGACGACGCCGTGGGGCAGCACGATCACCGGCACGATCACCAGCATGAGTATTCTCCTCAGCGGAATCGCGGTGGCAGAATGCAAGATTATCGGCACATAGAACGGAGGTGCGGCATTTGGTACAGGGAGATTCGTATAACCTTAGTGTTACCATCAAGAATAAAGGGCAGCCGCTGGACGTTGCAAGCGTTGAAAAGGTGGAAATTTCTCTGCTTTACTTGCAAAAGAGCTATCCGGGAGAGATCGGATACGAGGACGGAAAGTTTCTGTTTCCCCTCACCCAGCAGGAGACCTTTCGGCTCCCGAAGCTCTGCCAGATGCAGGTGCGCGTGAAATTCAAGAGCGGTGACGTGATTGGCTCGGAGATCAAGCAGATCGACGTTGCGCACGCGCTTTCAAAGGCGGTGTTGTGATGGGCGGCATTGAATTTGGACTCAAGAACCGCGATCCGATCGACGTTTCCTTTAACGTTTCCGTGCGTGCTGGCGGCGGCTCTGGTGGCGGGGGCATCCAGTCGGCACAGATCGACGCGATCCTCGTGATGACAAAATCCGAATATGACGCGCTGGACAAAAAGGACGCGCGGACACTGTATCTGTTGGAGGGATAACATGCTGGCAGTTGGACTCAAACGCATTCTGGAGCTGTTCATCGGCTCCATGGGCATCAAATCCGCCCACCTGGGCACGAAAACCATCTACGAAAGACCGGGCGGATTTTTGTACATTGAACTCACAAGCGAAGAAAGGGGATAAATCCAGATGGCAAGTTTTTTTAATCTGACACTTGATACGCTGGCACCTGCCGGCCTATCGCTGATCCTGAACGACGGTGCACAGTACGCGACCAGCGCGACCGTCACGGCGAAGATCTCTGTCTCCGACGAGACAACGACGGGCTACCAGATGAAGATCTGGGGCACGAAGACGGCGGGGACCGAGGCGGAAGCGTCGTGGGAGACATTCGCCAAGACAAAATCCATCACGCTGCCCGACGGAGACGGCCTCAAGACGATCTATGTCAAGATGCGCGACGACGTCGGCAACGAAACGGCCGCAGTCAGCGACACGATCACGCTCAACACCTCGATCCCCGCCGTGACCATCACCGGCCCCGACAAGAGCCGAATTTCCAAGGTCACTGGCTACGACGCAGCGGCGTTCTCCTTCGTCTGCGACGTGGACTTTGAGGAATACACCGTCCGCGTCGTCCCGGCGACGAGCAGCCTGCACACGGCGGGCACGCAGATCCCGACGACGGGCGGCTCCACCAACGTCAGCGGCACGGAGGGAGGCTACAAGAAGAACACCGCCATCAACGTCACGGTCAAGGGCGCGGACCTCGAGGCAGCGTCTTCCGGCGACGGCACGAAGATCGTCAAGGTCTTCGTCAAGAACGCCGCCGGGACCTGGAGTGCCGCCTGATGGCCGCGCCGCAGCTGACATTCTCCATCACGGGCAACAAGATCTCGGCGGTCTCGGGGTTCGACTCGATCACCGTTTCCTTCTCGTCGGACATCGCCTACACGGCCTTCGAGTGCCGCGCGACGAAGTCCGGCGAGGATTGGGGCCGCGGGAAGGGTGCTTTGATCGCGTCCTTCTCCCAGACCCCGGCGGGAACGCAGCGCACCTTTGAGGTTTACGACGATTTTCTGCTTTCCGGTGATGGGGAATACCGCATTTCGTTGTTCGCGCAAAGCGCGGACGGCAGCTGGAACGACAACTACGGCTTTATCCCGCTGGGAGAGTCGCAGGCGCTGAAGACCGCGGACGGCGAGGATTTTCTGTGTATGAAGGAGTGATCGTATGGCTTACAACAGCCAGTTTACCGGCGCGCGGATCGACGAGGCTATCGCCGACGTGCGCAGCAACAAAGACGCGTGGAACGGAAAGCAAGATGTGATCCTCGCCTCCGGCGCTTCCGTCGGGGACCTGATCAAGGTCAAGGCGGTGGACGCCAGCGGGAAGCCGACGGCGTGGGCGGTGGCCGTGGCGGGCACGGACTATCTAACGGAAGCGCCCGTGACGAGCGTGAACGGGAAAACCGGAGCTGTCAAGGTTCGCGAAGTGCCGTCTGTCACCACCGCTGATAATGGAAAATTTCTGCGGGTTGTGTCCGGTGCATGGGTGGCTGTAGAGATTGCAAACGCGAATGGAGGTAGCTTCTGATGGCTGAATATTTGACAAACACGGCTGATCTTACATCGGTTGCCGACGCGATCCGCGCGAAGGGCGGGACGTCCGCGCAGCTTGCGTTCCCGGATGGGTTTGTGAGCGCGGTGCAGGCCATCGAGGGCGCGCCCGACTTGCAGATCGTCGTCACGACCAGCGCGGGCGCGACCGTCACGGCCACGAAGGGGAGCAAGACGGTTTCCGGTACGGCAGATGCGAGCGGGAATTGCACACTGACGGTCGACGAGACCGGTCCATGGTCTGTGCTTATTACGTCGGGAAAGTACTCTGATACTGTAGAGGTCGTTGTCGGTACAAGTCCACTTGAGGTATATCCAGGCCCTGTATTCGATCCGGTATTTGCTAATAATGATTGGGAGACTATTATTGCTGCTTGCCAATCTGGTGAAGTTCCAGATACCTGGCTTGTCGGTAACAGCAAAGTCATGTCTATCAACCATGATGATTACCAGATCGATATTATTGGTAAGAATCACGATAGGTATGCTGATGGAACGGGTAAGGCACCACTTACGTTTCAGCTGCATACGGTGTACGGTAATCCTGTTAATACCTATGGTATGTCTACGAGTGAGACATCCGTAGCTTGGACTAGTACACTTATTCGATCTCAGGTTTTACCTAGCATTAAGAAGCTGATGCCTGCAGAGGTTTCGGCGGCGATAAAGGCGGTAACTAAAGAGTACAATAAGAGCTACTATGATTCGTCGGTCGGTACGTGTTCTGATACACTATTTTTGTTGTCTACTTACGAGGTATTTGGAAAAGTTGAATCCTCAAACGTACAGCAGGGTACTCAGTACGATTACTATAAGACAGCTGCGAAGCGTAAGAAGACTGATCTAAGTGCCCAAGCCCAGTCTTGGTGGCTGCGTTCCATCGGGGGACCGACGAATTCGTCCCCATCTAAGCCTACTTACTGCACGGTTAATGATGAGGGTAAGAGTAGTAGGATAATACAGTATGTGGAGTACAATATGTATAATAAAATACCAATCAGTTTTGCATTCTGTTTCTAACTCTGTAGATATGATCTTTAAGGTCATGCTGATAAACAAGCCGACGGGCGTTAAGGAGCTTCTATGAGTACGATTATTGACACCCTAATCACCGACCGAACGGCAGCGGACGTCGCACGCGCGCACGAGTTGGCCGTGAAGGGCTACGCGGGCATGACGGCGGCGGAGCTGGCGGAGTGGCTGGCGGGGATGAAGGGCGCATACAACGCCGTTGACCTCAACCGCGTCGGGACGGCGCTGAACTACCTCCGCGACCGCCTGACCGGCGTCTGCGGCAGGGATATCACGTGGCAGGCGAAGACAGATTGGGCTATGACGGACGTTATAACAGTCGCACAGGGCAGCGCATACCATGACCAGATCAGCGACGTCCGCGCCGCGCTCACCTACCCCGCAAATGCCCCGGATGTGCCGGAGATCGCGTTGCTGACGTATGCGGGCGCAAACGATATCGAACGCATCCTGACCATCTGCGAGACGCTGGTCGACAATGTGATAAATGCGTTTCGCTACACCGGCGCGGCGGAGTGCACCGCTGGAGGATTACTATGACAGACAGACAACCGACACAGGTACTGGCGAACGGGGCCATCCGCTATGGCATCTACCGCGCGGATGGCACGCTCGACCACTATGAATATCTCCGGCGCGAGGACGCGCCGACCGTCGAGGGAACGCCGCTCAGCAAGGCAAATCTTCTCTCGGACGCCACAGCTTCGAAGCTCTGGCCCGGCAGCAACAAACCGGAGGACCCAACTGTCAACCAGGCATTTGAAAAGCTATCGAAGGGTATGCACCTCATCGGCGATATCGAGCTGACGTCCCGTGAAGCACCGTCTTCCGCGTGGTTGCCCTGTGATGGACGCTACATTTCGCAGGCTGATTATCCTGAGCTGTTTAACATTTTGCGCGTGTCTGCAAGTCAGGGCAACTGGGACACACAGGTCGTAGACACAAATAGTGCCCCCAACGGCCAGGGCGATATTATATCGTATGCAAACGGCGTATGGTTCCGCACTAGAGTGCAGATTGGTGACGCTGAGCACCAAGAAGAACCTCTCGATGCCAAAATGTGGTACTCAAATGACAATATGAATTCATGGCATGCGATATCCATAGCAGGTAATGTTCGACAACTTACACCTGTGCACTTCTATGAAAATAAATATGTCTGCATCGCCGTTAAGTACTTTCCACCCAGCGGTTACATTAGTGCTTACTACCAGGGATATATCTATTATGCTAATCAACCTGCTGGCCCGTGGACATTAGGTGGAGAAACAGTTGGAGAGGACTCTGGGTTCGAGCCGGGTGGCAGTGCTTGGGATATTATTACAGACGGATCCAGGTATTATCTGGTGGGCAAGGTACAGGGCGTAATGCGATCCTCTCTCAGCCTATTCCCGCCAGCGTGGCAAGAAAGCAGCTTTGGCGGGCAATCGACTACAGGTAATGATTTCAACTCTGTAAATAATATTGTGTATAATGAGTCTGACGGTTACTTTTATGGAGCTAAAGGACGAACAGATTCTCTAAGCGCCTATAAACTTGCTCGCACACGTACGCCCGATAGCTATGCATCTTGGCAAGTCATATGTCCGAATAACGGATATTATCGTGGTATTGCTGCTAGCGGTAATATCATAATAGCAATGGACGCTTCAAATAATGATTCTCGTGTCTATGTCTACTCTATTGACGGGGGCCAGACTTTTACCACTAAGTCTCTCTCAGTGGACCCGAGAGTAAGCTCACAGCGTGACTGGGTAAAAATATTCAACGGAATTGTTGTGCTGGCTGCACATACGTCCTCACAGGCAACTACTGGAGTTGCTAAGCTGCTGTACACAGATGACCTGACTCAGGGATTCATGTCTGTAGACACTGACGCAAATGTGAATACCTTTGCAGGAAATGACTCTGGACTCATTGTCGGGGCTTTAGAATCGCAAGGTACTTCTAGCATTGACGTCTACAGAGATTTTACGTACGAGGCGAAAAAAATTCCAACAATCACTCCGGACAGTCGCAGTCATGCCTACATCAAGGCCGTGGAGGAATGAGCCATGCGGGACAGAAAAGGGACGAACGATCTGGCGAACGGCGCGGTTTGCTACGGGGCCTATGACGCGGCGGGGAATCTGCTGCGTCAGGTCTGGCTCCGGCTGGAAGACGAACCGCTGGCCGAGGAAACGCCGCTCGTCAAGGCGAATCTGCTGACCGACGAAACTGCCGCCCTCCTCTGGACGGTGGGCGACGCTCCGGCCGACCCGACCATCAACGACGCGCTGGACAAGCTCTCCACGCCGCAATACAAGATCGGCGATCTGCTCGTCACCGTGCGGGAGCTGGCCGCCCCGTGGCACGCCTGCAACGGCTCGGCCTTCTCGCAGACGGACTACCCGGAGCTTTATAACCAGCTCGGCGGCAATGCGCTGCCGAACGTCAGCTATTCCGACGACACAGTGACCTACATCAAAATGGCCAACGACTGACCGCCGGGAAATACATAAAAGAGGTAAAAGCATGGATGCTGGAACCATCACGATCATCTGCGCCGTCCTCGGCTCGTCCGCGCTGACGACGGTCATTCAGGCCATCGTCGGCGCAGCGCAGAAGAAGAAAACACAGGCAGACTCCCAGGGCGACCATCTGGTCGAGATCGACAAAAAGCTCGACAAGATGCAGAAGCACCAGGATGAGCAATACCTGTCTATCCTGCGCCTGACGATCATGTCAGAGGAAATGCCGATGTCGGAGCGATTGATCGCGGGCAAAAAATACGTAGATCTGGGAGGAAACGGGGACGTCAAGCAATTCCTGCATCAGCTGGAAGTGCAGTGTGAAAGGAAGTGACGATGTGAGATTCAAACTCCGCTGGACAAAAGGCGAAATGTCCAAGACCATCGTGTTCTACTGCATCCGCGTGCTGACCCTCACGCTCGTGTGGGCGGTGCTGCTCGAGACAATCGCGGTCCTGTTTCAACTGGATATCGATCTTTCCGCCGTGCTGACGTTCACCGCCGCGGCGTTCGGCGGTGAGCTGCTTCTGCTCGCGTTCAAGCGGGTCTTCGCAAAAAAGGACAAAGACGAATAACCGGAACCACGAAAGGGGTACATATGGAAAACATCATCAAGCGGCTCGGGAATCTCCTGAGCGTCAAATCCATCGTTACACTTGGCCTGACCATCATCTTCGCCGTCCTCGCCCTGCGGGGCGATATCTCCGGCAAGGACTTCCTGACCATCTTCCTGACGGTCATCACCTTCTACTTCGGCACGCAGAGCCAGAAGGTGCAGGACGCTATCGAGGGCGGCAGCACGAAGGAGGATGCGCAGAAATGAGTGTCATGAAAGCGTCTGAACTCGTCAAGAAGCATATCGACGTCGCGAAAAACTACAAGACCGTCTACATGTGGGGCTGCTTCGGCTCCCCCGTGAGCGAAACGATCATTGACGAAAAATCCGCGCAGTACCCGGACTGGTACACCGGCGGTAGAGTCACGTATCTGCGCAGCCTCATCGGGAAGATCGTCTATGGCTTTGACTGCGTAAACCTCACGAAGGGCATTCTTTGGGGGTGGAACGGCAACAAAAACGCTTACTACGGCGGCGCAAGGTACGCCTCGAACAGCGTGCCGGATGTCTCCGCCGACGGCATGATTGCAAAGTGCAAGGACGTGTCAACGACCGGCTGGGACAAGCTGATTCCCGGCGAAGGTCTCTGGATGCCCGGTCACTGGGGCATGTATATCGGTGACGGTCTGGCGGTCGAGTGTACGCCCATCTGGGACAACGGCGTGCAGATCACATGCGTCGGCAACATCGGCCTCAAGGGCGGCTACAACAGCCGTGTGTGGAAGAAGCACGGAAAGCTCCCGTGGGTGGACTACGACACGGAAACCGTCGATAAGGCCGTCGAGGACGCCAAGAAGACCATCAAGGCAAAGGCCGGTCTCGCCGACAACACCATCAAGTATCTCGCCGACTACAAGTACGGCGAAGATCTGCTGAAAAAACTGGCTGCAGCCATGAAGTAAGGGGGGCGGGCCTATGTCACCGCAGGCGCGCGCCAAGCTGCCGCCGGAGCTGGGCGGCCTGACGCGGAAGGACATGGAAGCCGTGATCTATCAGGCCAATCTCGGCCGCGAGAACGCGCAGATTGCGCAGCTCTATTTCGTGGATAAGCTCCCGCAGGTTGATGTTGCGACAGAACTGTATCTCGGCCGCGCCACCGTGCAGCGGCGCTTGCCGAAGATCATGGCGAGGATGAAAGCCGCGTCCGGGAATCTCCCGAGCTGAACAAAAGTGATGCCGGTCTGATGCACAACTGAGGCACAAGGAATCGAAAAAAAGCCCATACTGGACACATCAAAGGAGTGTTCGGTATGGGCTTTTCTTATTTCAATCCAAATCCCACCGGGCGGCAGGTCGGTGACTGCACCGTTCGAGCAATCGCAAAGGCGACGGGAAATAGCTGGGATGAAACATATATCGGGCTGTGCTTGCAAGGCCTAATCTTGGGCGATCTTCCGAGTGCGAACAGTGTCTGGGGTGCGTACCTCCGGCAGCAGGGATTTACCCGGAACGTTGTGCCGAACACATGCCCGGACTGCTATACGGTCGGCAGGTTTGCCGATGAGCACCCGCGCGGGACGTATATTCTCGCCCTCTCTGGGCATGTAGTGTGCGTGCAGGATGGGACGATCTATGACAGCTGGAATAGCGAGAGCGAAATCCCGCTTTATTACTGGGTAAAAGAAACGGAGGAATGAACATGGCATATCCCTATTTCAATCCCTATTATCCGCAGCCGATGCCGGATAACCTCATGCAGATGCGGCAGATGCAGCAGCCACAGATGCAGCCCATGCAGCAGCCTATGTCGCAGCAAGTGCAACAGAACCCCATCGCGCAGAGCGGCGTGCAGTGGGTAAGCGGCGAGCAGGAGGCAAGGGGTTATCTCATCGCGCCCAACTCCGCTGTGGCGCTGTGGGATTCTACCGCGCCGACTGTGTATCTCAAGCAGGCGGATGCAAGTGGGAAGCCGACGCTCAAGATTTACGACCTTGTAGAGCGCGCAGAAACGCCCCGTACAGCTCCGCAGGGAAAGAGCGTGGAATTTGTCACCCGCAAAGAGTTTGACGCGCTGGCGGCGCTTGTGGGCGAAATAAAGGGTAAAAAGAAACGCAAGGCCGAGGAGGACGAAGACGATGAGTAATCCGTTTATGGCCGCGCTGGGCGGCGGGCAGGGCCCTATGGGAAACTTTGCCCAGATGGTGCAGCAGTTTAACCAGTTCAAATCGAATTTCAAGGGAGACCCCAAAGCCGAGGTCGAAAAGCTCTTGCAGAGTGGTAGGCTAAACCAGCAGCAGCTCAATCAGCTACAGCAGATGGCGAAGCAGTTTCAAAGCCTGATGCAGTAATCATCAACATAAATCAACATCGTGGCCACGATTTGATGAATAAAAATTTTTCAAAGGAGTGATACTATGTCTCTTTCTGACGGCGGCGTTCAGGCCACTATGCCTGTTGCGCCAACCGGCATGATGAACAGCGGCTTTGGCGGCTTCGGTGGCGATGGCGCGTGGTGGATCATCATTCTTTTCCTGTGTAGACGGGGCACTTTTCAAGGACGTTCACAGTCTGAGCCTCGACTATATCAAGGGAGCGCCTATGCTCTTTGCCTGTGTCTCCGATGTAGGGGAGCAGCAGGACAAACGGCGGGAGCCGCGGATCCTGCACTAGTCATAGTACTTCATGCGCATGGACGGTATTGTGACCTGGTTGCCAAGCACAGCAATATAAGTTTGCACGCCCTTGCATTCACCGTAGCACGTGATCTGATCGTTCTCCAAAATGCGGCTTTCTCCTTCTGGCCTTGAGTATGTTACATACCAGATCCCAAAAGGTGTTTGCACGCGAAGCATGACGGAGTTCAGGAATCCCTCTTGAACTTCAATGACTGTTCCACTTATTACAACTTTTTTCCCCTTGTAATCGTCCGGATCTCTTGAAATCGCGGAATAAGAAAGATCCTCACATTGCGCTATGTATTCTTCGCGAGAAAGCTCTTTCGGCTTGTCTTCTTCGCTTTCAAGTATATACTCGGTGCCTGTGTTCTCCGTTTGCTTTTCGAGTTCGTTATTTGGCTCATAGTTTTGCGGCGAAGAGGGAGCTACCGAAATCATACTTGATAAGCTGACAACACACAGAGCGCACAGAATCGCGACAAGCACTTTTCCGAGCGGGGACAACTTCTTTCTGTTTTTCGCTCCGCAAGCCGGGCAACGCTTTACCTTCGCGTTGATCTGCGCGCCGCACGTCTTGCATACGATTTTTCTGTTCAGAGTCTGACAGTACGGGCAGAATTTCTCTCTTTCGTCAAACTCTTCCCCGCACCGCGGGCAGGTTACGTGATAGATCTGCTTCTGCATACAACATCGCCCTCCATATATTTTGGTAATACTTGTATGGTATCACCAAAACGAAACAGCCGCAATGCCGAACCTGCACAAAAATAGACGTTGAAATTTGGAAGTTTGGAGATAGGAGGCCTCAATGCTGGAAAATTTACAGGAAGTGTGCTATGATAGCAACCAGATAGAGCGGATTCGCACAAAGCTAAAGCGGATCGTGTTAGAACTTTCGGTTGAAGAACAGGAAGAACTTTTGAGAATGATTAAGGAGGGTATGCATGAGTAAGCCGTTCACTCCGATTCATGTAATGACTGAAGCGTTTCGGAAAGCCATGTATGATATTGTTGCAGAAGCGCAAGAGCAGACACCTGCTCAACGGAAAGCGAAGGAGGGTAAGTGTGTTCACAACAAGAAATGAGCTAAAGCGCAGAATTGCGGACCTTGAACGAGAACGTGACGCGCTTTTGCGGGAGCGCGAAATTGCAGACAACAGCGGCCTAGCAAAATGCAAGGGAATCATGTGCAGAAGTTGCGAACACGCTGTCTTTATTTCTAATATATGTGGGTCTAGCAGACTTCTTGGCTGCGATCTAACGACAAACTGCGATAACTACAAAAGGATTCCCCACAGCGCAGCTAAGGCTTGACAATCGATACAATAAGGCTGGAAATAGCAATCAGCGTCGTAATTAAATACGGAACCCAGAAATTCCTTCCGTCGCGTCTCCTTTGATCTACATAAGCGCGACCAGCATATGTGATCTCATAGCCAAATTGCTTGTGATCTCCAACATCGTTAATAGATTCGCTGGATTCCCAAGTGGATATGAACTTCTCAGAACAAAGAGCGGAAACACACAGACTGCTGCTTTCTCTTTCTTCTTCGTGTGTTTCTGCCTGAATTTCGTCAAAAGTCAACCGATCTTTTTTGTAGAAAAGGACTAGAAGTTTGTACGCTTTTTTATCAAGCATAGTCAACCCCTCTGGCTTTTCAAATACCGGATATATTTGATCACGTCAGCGAGTTCTTCGCCGGACGCAGAATCCAGAAAGTCTAATATCTCCTGCGCGGCAGGACTCACCGCCTCATCCTTCGGGATGGGGTCTTTTTTTATGCCCTCCTGCGGAACGAGGTCCTCGTCCGGCAGCAGGTCTGCCACGGATACACCGAGATATTCTGCGATAATTTTAAGATTTTTCATAGAAGGGTTTGTTTTCCCTGTGTTCCATAGAGAGTACGATGCAGACGTAATACTGCAATCCTTATAAAACTGCTGTTTCGGTATACCTTTTGCAGCAAGCAGGGCGTTGATTCGTGCGACTATGGGCGATTTAACCACAAAGCAACACTCCTTTTTGTATAACTTTACACCTAGCAATTACAAAGTTTTTATTGACACTAGGGAGAACTTAGTGTATACTAGGCTTTGTTAGGGCGGAACTTACAAGTGAGGTGATGGCGTGAAGAAAGACAAGTATATATGGGGATTTCAGATTGTTGGTTCAGACTGCGGATATGACGAGTTCGGTACGTTCCATTGCGCGTGCGGTCATTGCCTTCCGTTACGAGTTGATGTAAGTAAGGGCGGCAAATATCGCGGCAGCGACTGCGGCGACGGCAGATACGACGGTGAAAAACATGTTGATAAGAAACCGCCTTTTCTCCGTGCGTGCTTTCGAGCCTTCGGTTTCGACAAGCACATTTAGACCGTTTTCTTCTATGGATTTGTAACGCTTATTCCGATTGAGGAACAACCTGATTCTTTCTCTGAACGACTTGCACATGATTCATGCCTCGGCTTATGAGGCGTGAAAAGAACACCGCCCCGGACAACTTATCGGATTGTGAAATAATGATAGGTGGTACTTTCATCATAACACAATTCACTAAGTTGTCAAGCAAAACTTAGTATTCACAGACAGGAGGTATGTAAAGGCATGGGCTTTAAGGAAGCGAGGCTTGCCGCTGGATTGACCGTTCAACAGGTAGTCAAGGCGCTAAAAGTTTCAGACGCATCCGTTTATCTGTGGGAAACCGGGCAGATGTATCCGAAGACAGCGCGCCTGCACGAAATCGCAGATCTGTACGGCTGCACAGTGGACGAGCTTTTGAAGCCGAGAAAGGAGGAAAAATGACGCTGGACGATATCCGGGCAATGTCAAAGCCCGCGATCCTCGCAAGCGAGGCGGCGCAGGTGCTCGGCTGCGATCCGCAGTGGATCCGCCTAATGGCGCGGGAACGGCCTGAAAAGCTGGGTTTCCCGGTTTGCTGCACAAGCAAGCACAGAGTAAAGATCCCGAGAGAACCATTCATTAAATTTGTTGGAGGAGAGCTATGAGAGAGGAAACCACTGAAGAGCGTCAGGAACGGCTGCGGGACGAGCTGCAGTATCGCAAGACAATGCTGCGCGTGATCAAGAGTATGTGCCTGTGGATCGGCGGTGCGGCGCTGATGCTGTCCGTGCTGGCCTGCGGGGCGGACATGACAAATGAAGCAATCGTGATCGGCGCGATCGCGCTGGGGACAACGCTGTTCGGGCTGCTGTGATGGATATTAAAGAAAAGGCGCTGCTGATGACGCCTTGCGAGGTCTGCGAGATGCTGGGCTGGAAGCGCGGATGCCGCCCGGAAGACGACCGCTACACCTGCGGCATTTACGCCGAGATCATTTTTGCGCAGTGGGACGCGACCTGCAGGCTTATCCGGGAGCGCACAGGCAAACAGAAAAAGAAATGACCCCTGCCGCGCTGCAACGCGACAGAGGCCGAAATGAAAGGACATTATGTCGGCTTCTATTATAAGCCAGAAAGGAACCTATGTCAAGTTTAACGGATTCCCGCGTCCGGCACGGCGCGAAAGCCTGTGTCGAAGCGGTTCGGGCCGACTACCCGAAGTTCAACAAATGCCTGCTTTCGCAGTGCGAAGCGCCGGAGAAATACGGCGTTCAGCTCGTGCCGGAGGCTGCGGCCTCCATCAAGGCGCTGGACGCGCCGAAGAACCGCGTTGAGCGCAGGAAGAAGACGAACCGGTATTATTTCCGGCTGACGGACGGCGGCGCGGAAGTCCTGCAGCAGCTCTGTGAAGCCATGCACTGCGCGAGCGTTCAGAGCCTTTGCGAAAAGCTCTTGGAGAAGGAGGCGAAACGGCGTGGGATACAATGGTGAAAATCTGTACTTGAGCATTCCGGAGCCGGAGTACGAGCCGGAGTACGAGCCGGACGAGCCGGAGGACGAAGATCGTTATTTGTTCCCGCCGCTGTGGCTGGTGGGAAAGATGAAACAGGAGGAAGGATAAAATGGCAATCAAGAAACCCGCTGAACTGGATTTCAGCAACAAGAAATTCATGTGCATCATTTCCGGGCAGCCCGGATTGGGCAAGACGACACTGGCCCTTTCGGCCCCGAAGCCGTTTCTGTTCGACACGGACAATGGCATTGCCCGCGTCAGGCCGGAGCAGCGCGGCGTGACGTCTGTGGTGGAATCCTACGAAGAAATGCTTGGCGATATGGACTCCGACGAATACAAGGCGGCTGAATCCGTTGTAATCGATACCGGCGGCATGCTGGTGCAGCTGATGAAGGACTGGGCGAAGAAGCAGGACAGCAAAGCTGCAAAGGATGGTCGTGCAATGTATGGCGTGATCAAATCCGAGTTCGACCGGCTGTGTTATCAGATCCGCGCAAAGGACAGGAAGCACCTGATCGTGGTGTTCCATACAACGGAGCAGCAGAAGGGCGATACCATCCAGACACGCCTGTCCTGCGAGGGCGGCGCAAAGGATATCGTTTGGACGCCTGCGGACTTTGGCGGCTATATGTTCATGATGGGAAACAAGCGCATGATCGGCTTTACACCGACAGACGAATACTTTGCAAAAGGCTGCTTCGGTGTGCGCGGCGTGATGCAGCTGCCGGAGCTCAAGCCCGGCCAGAAGTCCACATTTTTGACGGATTTGTTCCGCAAAGCGCAAGAGGACATCAACGCACAGGCCGAGATCTATAGCGGCGAGAAAACCGCATATGACGTGGCGATGCAGGAAGGCCGCGCGTTCATTGCGCTTGTCGGAGATCCCGACACGGCGTTAAAGGCGCGGGAAGGGCTGGCAAAGATCCATCACGCTCTGACTAGCGCCGCCGAGCTTGGCACAGAGTTCAAGCGCAAGTGCAAGAAACTTGGTCTGAAATACGATAAGGAGATAAAAGCCTATGTATTGGCTGACACAAAGCCTGCTAAGCAGCTGGAAGCACTTTCTTGATGCGGACGATGCGTATGCAGACGCGGCGCTGTCCTCCTTCCTCTCTACGCTTCGGCGTGAAGAGAAGGAAACAACGCAGGCGATGCAGGCTGGCATTGACTTCGAGGCGGCAATTAACAGCACGGTTGCGGGTGTACCAATTGAGCCTGTCAGCGAGAAATACGACCGGGCTATAGCAAAATTTTCCCGCATCTGCTCGGGCGGTCAGCCACAAGTGCCGGTCGCGGGGCGGCTGCATGTATCGGGCTTGGATTTCCAGTTATACGGCGTCTGCGACTATGTAAAGGCTGGTGTGATCTACGATATCAAGCGCGTGCAGCGGTACGAATACGGCAAGTATCTGCACAGCCCGCAGCATCCGATGTATCTGCATCTGCTGCCCGGCGCGTCAAAATTTACATACCTGATCTTCGACGGCGCGAACACTTACGCGGAGACGTACCGGCGCGGCGATTTCGATCCTATCGAAGATACGATTTCATGCTTTATCAACTGGCTTTTGGCAAACGGTTATATCAACGATTATTTTACACATTGGGAAATGAACACTGAAAGGATGGACAAGATAGATGGGATTTAAAGCAGTAAAGAATGATGGCGGTCTGATGAAGGCTGGCGATTATGAGTGCTATTTGAAATCGTGCGGCTACAGCGTAACGAAGAACGGAAACGAATGCATCAAGTTTGACTTCGTCGTCCGTGAGGACGTCGAGCAGGAATACCAGAAGAAGCACATCTTCAAGAACTTCTGGCCCGACCGCGACACCGGGGAGTACGACGCCGACAAGATCGGCAAATATGCAAATGCGCTTGGCATTGAGCCGGGCACCGATTTTGAACTTGACGATCTGGTAGGCCGCAACTGCATTTTGCACATGGAGCCGTTTGAGGGCAATGACGGTGTGACGCGCGACTGTATCCGGTATCTCAAGCCCAGCAAGGCAGACTCCTTTGTAACGCCCGCACCGGCCAGCGCAGAGGAGTTCAAACAGCTTGACGAAGGCGACGACGAACTGCCGTTCTGATGGCTGAAATATGCCGAACAGAATTATTCGGGAAAGCATCTGCACAAGCGATAGCGTCGACAAACTCTCGTGGTTTGAAGAAGTTCTGTTTTATCGGCTCATTGTAAACTGTGATGATTTCGGACGCTTTGACGGGAGAGCGGCGGTAGTGAAAAACCGCCTCTTCCCGCTGAAAGAAAACCTCACGCTCAAAACTGTAGAAAATGCTCTTCATGGGCTGGCGAGTGCTGGATTGATTGCTCTGTATGTGTTTGAGGGCAAGCGCTTCCTTTACCTACCAACATGGGGCAAGTATCAGACGCAGCGTGCGAAGGTAAGCAAATTCCCGTCGCCTGATGACGGGAAACAAGCGGACGAAATCATTTGCAAGCAAATGCGTGCAGATGTTCCCGTATTCGAGAATCGAGAATCGAGAATCGAATTCGCTATTCGAGATGCGGAAGATAGCGCGGAGCCGCAAGCGGCATCCACGCCGCCAGCAATCTCTCTGCCGCTGAATGATGGAACGGGATATTCCGTTTCCGTGGAGCAATGCCAGGAATGGGCGGGCTTGTACCCTGCTGTCGACGTGATACAGCAGCTGCGGAACATGAGGGGCTGGTTAGACGCAAATCCGGCCAAGCGGAAAACAAAGCGCGGGATCAATGCGTTTATTGTCCGCTGGCTGGCGAAGGAGCAGGACAAGGGCGGCGCGGCCGTGGACAGGGCGATGGGGCCTGTATCGAAGGGTGCCGCTCGGATGCAACATGGCGTACAGCGCCACGGGGATGAGTTGGACACGATCCAGCAGGCGGCAATAGACCGGATGCTTGCGGAAAACAAGGAGGATGAGACATGAAAATGCTGGGAAAACTGGCGAGATCACTGGCAACGCGCTATGTCTGCCAGACCTGCGAGAAGGAAAAAGAACGAAGGGCCGTGGCGCATAATGCCACGAAATGCCTGGAGCGCAACACTCTTTTGGCCGAAAGCAATCAGGCTGCGTCCATCGAGATCCACCGCCTCGAAAAAGCGCTGGCGAAAGCAGAGCTGGAACGCGACGTTGCACGGGAAATGCTGATCGAGAGAAGCACGCCGGACACCCGGCCGGGGGCGCTGGTATGAGGTTTGTGTGTGACGCCTGCCAGGATATCACCAACATAGAGGCAGACCGAATGGAGATCCAGGGCGAAAAGCTGATGGTGTACAGCCGCGGCGCCATGCTGGAATGGGCGTGGTGCCAGCACGTTGGGAAACAGACCTGTTTCGACCTGGCGGCGTTTGGAGGTGCAAAAGCGGAATGAAATGGCATATTGCAAGTGTCAGCTGGGGCAAGGACAGCCTGGCCATGCTCCTAATGCTGATTGCCAAGGGCTACCCGCTGAATGAGGTGGTTTTCTACGATACCGGAATGGAGTTTGAGGCGATTTACCACACACGGGATCAAATGCTACCCAGCCTGGAGCAGCTGGGGATCAAGTACACCAGACTGGAGCCGGAAAACCCGTTCCTGTTTGATATGCTGGAAAGGCCGGTTTGCAGTAAGCAGAAAGGCACACACCAAGGTTATGGCTGGTGTGGCGGCCTCTGCCGCTGGGGAACCACGGGGAAGCTGAAAGCCATAGACAGGTACGCGGAGGCGCGGGACGCTATGGTTTACGTTGGCATAGCTGCCGACGAAACGCCGCGACTGGAAAAAGAACGGAAGCCGTATAAACTGCACCCGCTGGCGGAGTGGGGCATGCCGGAAGCCGACGCCATGGCATATTGCTATGAAAACGGGTTTTCGTGGCTGGAGGGCACGATCCGCCTTTATGACGTGCTGGACCGTGTTTCGTGCTGGTGCTGCTGCAACAAGAACCTGCGGGAACTGCGGAATATGTATATTTACCTGCCGGAATACTGGGAGCGCCTGAAAGACCTGCAACGGAAAATAGACAGGCCAATGAAAGGCTATTACAAAGGCAAGCCGCGCGGCGTGTTTGAACTGGAACAACGGTTCCGCGCAGAATTGGAACAGGAGGCAAGAGCATGAGTAAAGCTGTTTTGATCAGCATCCGCCCTGCCGGGACGAGATCATAGGCGAGAACGAAGTCCCCGCCCTGCTCAAAAAATACGGTCTGATATCGGAGGAGAACACGCTATGACAACAAAAGAGATCGTGCAGGCGCTGCGGTGCTGCAAATTTGGAGTCCCGTGCGAAAAATGCCCCGTAGTAGGGAACAAAGACTGTTTTGAAGAGGTAAATACGGCCGCAGCCGACCTCATCGAGCGTCTGACCGCCGAGAATGCGAAGGTAGAAGCCGAGAGGGACGCTCTAATCGAGCAGATAAAAGAGCGGCATGACTGCCTGGACTGCAAGCATAACGATTTTTGCGAATATGACGGTGCGGACGATGCGATTGTCTTTGACTGCATGAACTGCGTGCAGGAAGGATGCCCATGCACCGGGGGCTGCGATTCCAGCCGCTGGGAATGGCGCGGCGCGCCGAAGGAAGGAGGCAAGGCAGATGCTTGATATTTGCCAGGTATCGCTGGCAGAGGCAAACGCCTTTGTCGCGGAGCACCACCGGCACCACAAGCCGGTGGTTGGGCATAAGTTTTCCATCGGCTGCACCGATGGCGAGAAAATTGTAGGCGTTGCAATCGTCGGAAGACCGGTTTCGCGGTATCTGGATGATGGGTGGACGCTTGAGGTAAATCGTTGCTGCACGGACGGCACGCGGAATGCGTGCAGCATGCTATATGCAGCTGCGTGGAGAGCCGCCCACGCGATGGGATACCGCAAGTTGATAACCTACATACTGGATACCGAACCGGGCACGAGCCTTAAAGCGGCTGGATGGAAGTGCGTCGGACAGGCCGGCGGGCTTCGCTGGACAGGCAAGCGCCGACCAGAGGTCGACCTTTGCCCAGCACAAATGAAAATCCGCTTTGAGCAGGAGGAAGGAGAAAAGGCATGAGTAAAGCTGTTTTGATCAGCATCCGCCCGGAGTGGTGCGAGAAGATCATCAACGGGCGGAAGACCATCGAGGTGCGCAAGACGCGCCCGAAGATGGATACGCCGTTTAAGTGCTATATCTACTGCACGCAGAGCGCTGATATGCTTTGGATTTTGAAGGAAAGGGAACGGTCTCTCCATCCTGATAAAATAGCGGATGTTTTCAAGGCTGCTAAATGCGGCGGAGCATATCGGGGGAATGGCAAAGTCATCGGGGAATTTCTGTGCGATCAGATCATCAACATTAACGGCGCGGGAAGGATCCCGTCGGATGCTGCGCGGCCAACCTGCCTAGAGCCTGCGGAGCTGCACCAGTATCTCGGAGCTGCCACCGGCTTCGGCTGGCGCATCTCAGATTTGCGCGTTTACGATCACACGCGCGATCTGTGGGAGTTTACCGGCCTGCGGGAGACAAAATTCGGAGCAGAACCGGTGCCAATCACCCGCCCGCCGCAGAGCTGGCGGTATGTGGAGGAAGAGCTATGGAACGACTGACGATACCTGATGTTCGGGTGGACGAGCACACGACACGCAGAAGCGTGATTGACGTAGCCGCGGTGCGAGAGCACACGATGGAAATTTATTGGCGGCTGAAAGCCTACGAGGACACGGGGCTGACGCCGGAGGAAATCAAGGCTCCATTTACGGAGGACACGATGATAAATCTGGCAGCGCAGGCGCTGGGCGTGGAGCCTAGCCGCCTCCGCGAGCTTGCCGAGGCCGACAAGGACGGGCGCGTGGTGGTGCTGCCGTGCAAGGGCTATTCTGACGTTGATATTGTGCGGGACGGAGTTTCTTACAGACCGGATCACTGGAATATCCATTTGACGGCGTATGCGCATGAACAGAATACGCCGAGCGGGCTGAAAGTGGGGCTTTTTGACATTGGAGAGGTCGAGCGGGCGATGCAGGAAATGGAAGGCAAGAAGGATGGATAAATGTGCATACTGCGAAGGGGAAAACAACAAGTTTGTGTTGTTTAACGTGAGCAGCGAATACAGCGGAATTGAAATGGCGTTAAATCCGCAAGGCATGTTTCGCGTTCGTGTCCTCGACAGTTGCGACAGCTTTACGACGCAGGACGTTGTGACCATTAAGTATTGCCCGATGTGCGGGCGGAAATTTCGAAGGGATAAATGATGGATGATTATATCAGCCGCGAAGCGGCGCTGAAAGATTTTGAAACCTGCAACGCGGAAAACCCGTACTGGACGCCTCAGCGTGTGAAAACGCTCCTGCTGCGTCAGCCCGCCGCCGACGTTGCGGAGGTGGTGCGGTGCAAGGACTGCAAATACGGAGACTACGACAGCAAGCCAAATGGCGCTATGGTGTGCCTGAGAACCAAAGACGGCTTCTGGCGGGAGGAAACAGATTTTTGCAGCTACGGAAAACGGAGGGAAGAATGAACATTACACTTTTGAAATATCCCACCGATGAGGACTGGGCGCTGGCCAAGCAGTGCGCTTTAGTCACCATTGGAAAAGAGATGAAGACAGCACCGGACATGGAGTGGAAACACGCCATCCTCCGGGCGCAGCACAGCCCCATCCGGACGCTGCAGTTTGCGTTTTACCTCGAGGGTGTTCCGTACTGGGTAAGCACCCATTTAGCCCGCCACGTCCACGCACAGCCGTTTATCCGGTCACAGCGGAATGACCGGCAGGATGCATACGACCGGAACGCAGCGCGGCAGGACGCTCCCGTGGACATGATCTGGTACATGGACGCGGAAGAGCTGATGACGATTGCGGAGAAGCGGCTCTGCAAGTTGGCGGCAAAAGAGACGCGAACCGTCGTCAAACTGATGTGCGGACTTGTGATCTATAAATGCCCGGAATTTAAGGGGCTGTTTGCAGCACATTGCGCGAAATACGGTGATTGCGACGAGATGAAGCCGTGCGAGACAGGAAGGAGGCTGCAAGGTGGGAACGATACTGGCGATTGACCCGGGGAATATGGAATCCGGGTATGTCCTCGTAGAGCACGACGGGCAGGAAATCCGGAAAGTGCTGGACGTGGGGAAGATTCCGAATGACGATATGTACAACGTGCTTTGCAGTCCATATGACCATCTGGCAATCGAGATGGTGGCGGGAATGGGCATGCCGGTTGGGCAGGAAGTGTTCGACACCTGTTTCTGGATTGGCCGGTTCTGGGAGTTTGCGAGGGTATACAGCATGGGCCACCCGCCGCAGAAAATATACCGGAGAGAAGAAAAGCTTTACTTGTGCGGCTACTCGCAGGCGAAGGACGCGAACATCAGGCAAGCCCTCGTCGACCGCTACGCGCCCGGTCAGCCGAACTACGGCAAGGGAACAAAGAAAAACCCCGGTTTCTTTTACGGGTTCGCAGCGGACATGTGGGCGGCGATGGCGGTAGCTGTGACGTATTTTGACAAGTACATAAGGGGGATACAGTTATGAATGATAACTGCATTTGCGCGCATTTATACGGAGACGGTAGCAGGGATTGTAGGTTAAGAGCAGAGTACATCCGCTGCAACCGCGCCGAGGAATGCTCTGCCTATAAAAATGGAAAGTGTTTTTGCGTAACAACACTATTTGGCGTCAGATGCCCAAACGGTGAGATCACAATTGTGGATGGTGGAACAAAACAGTCAAAGAAGTTTTTACGGGTTCAGAAAGAAGCCCGAACAAATCCCGCTTACGGGAAATTACGATATCCATCAACCAATTTGATTACACGCATAGGAGAAGACGCTTTCCTCACCGTTCCTTATACATGGTTGGAGGAATTTGGCGGGGAAATCCGTTGCGATAACCCGCATCTTGGCACTAACAGACTGTACATAAGCGCCGATAAACTCACGCCTGAAAACATTAAGAGAATTTGCGATTTTATCCCGCGCGCAATAATGGGCGGCGTCATTCGGGATTATCAGGACAAAACCGTTCCGATGTTTTTGCATCAGCTACGGGGTTTATTCCCGGAAAAGTATGCAGCATTCCAGGAAGCGTATCCTGATTACAAAATCAAAGCTCCGGATTGGAAGGGACGATGGGCAAAGCTTTCAACCTGCAACAGGAATGCAGAGTACAAGGACTGCCACAAAAACACGTTCCGTTTTGATGGAGACTACATTGTATGCGACTGCTATAACTCGTCATTTGCGCCATTTTGTGCAAAACGGGCAGAAATCCGGGTGAAACTATCGGACGAAATGGAGGTGGAGATCACAGACAACTTACAAGTTACTGATGAAACTGTTTTTTTATGAGATTTTTAGATTAGCAAGGGGGGTAAAGCTGCAATGGCAAATATCACGGCGACATGCCCGGTTTGTGGGAAAATATTCACCCGGCCCTGCAAGCCGCGCGCGGATGGCCGGTATCTCTGCAGCCGGGCATGTGCAGGGGCATGGCGCAAACTGCATCCCATCTGCACGGGCAAGCGGCGCGATCGCGCATGGGATGAGGTACGGGTCCAGATCACGGCGATCATCCCGGTCTATCCCGCCATGCGTCCGCGCATGGGCGAAGTGTACGACGCGGAAAAATATGAATACGTCAGCAGCATGCCCGGATATGTTGTGCGCGTCGGAGACAAACGGGTCTGTGTGAGGGTAGACGAATGCAGGGAGATTTAAGAATCAGCCCATATTCCGCTCCGTGCGGCGACTGTCCCGAAAAAGGCTGCGGGGCAAAGCATACGACCTGCGAGGCGTACATAGAGTATCGCAAGGCTGCGGACGAGTACAACAAAAGCAAGGTAGAGCGCATAGAGCGCGGGATGGAAACAATCGGCAGGTCCTCCAGAGAGCGGAAATACGATCGGGCAAAACGCGAAGGGAGGGTACACTATTGATGGAACAGATTAAGGGCGCAAAGTACGATGATGGGAAGCCGAGGCCGTCGCTCGTGCCGGTAGAGGCGATCGAGGCGATCATGCAGGTGCGGGAGTTTGGAAAGGCAAAATACGCCGACGCGGAGGACTGGCGCAAGGTGCCGCGCGAGAAGTGGCTGGACGCCCTTCTGCGCCACGTTCTGCATATCTGGGATAATCCGCTGGCGCTCGACTATGAGAGCGGCTTACCGGCTCTGTGGCATGTTATAACTAATGCTGCGTTTCTGTGCGCGGCGTACAAAGATGAACTGGACAAAGCGCGCGGGGAATGGGCAAAGGATGTGCTGGACGAAAAGGCAGTTGATGGGTGCAAGAACTCACAATGTGCGTATTTCTCTACCACATGCGGGTGTATCCGGTATCATGATGTAAGCCACTGCAAGAAAAGAAAGGAAGCGCGCCGTGAGTAAGCCGCGCTACGGCTGGTGGCCATATGCAAAGTGGATGATCCGCAATTATAAGGGCGGCGGGCTGATGACGAAGGCCGAGCGCGCTGCCGTTGAGGAGGCAATCTCGGAGACGGAACAGCTCGTTGACGGCTCGGAACGACTCCGGGTCATAGACTTGGTTCTTTGGAAGCGGACGCACACCTTACAGGGCGCTGCAATGGCGGTTTATGTATCCGAACGCACCGCGCAGGAATGGCACAGGCAATTTATTCGCCTTGTGGGGCAAAAAAGAGGGCTTTTATGAAAAAGTCTGCGCCCCAGAGCCAAATTTAACATTTACTATAAGGGTGTAGAGA